GATGCGCTGATTCAGGATGAGGTTCCTGTACCCCGCTTCCGCCGAGGGCATCCGCTTGGCCGCATTCGCTTGGTCGAACACCTCGTCTCGATTCATGAAGACATCGAAGTGCGGGTTCGCCTGCCGAATCGCCTCCTCGCTGAAGGGGTCCAACGCCTCGTCGGCGGTATACAGCACCACCTTCGTGCGCGGGTCGCCGCCCTTCAGCGCATCGTCAATCAGCACCGACAGCAGGTCCGCGTCCGTCGGCGCTTGCGTCGAAATAATGATCGTCAGCGGCGACTCTTGGGCCGCTGATGCCGTCTCCAGCGCCTCGTACAGCTCGCTGCGCGGCCCGCGCGTCTGCCCCAGCTCGTCATGCACCACGAACACGGGCGACAAGCCCATCGCCGTGGAGGCGTCCGCAGAGAGCGCCCGGTAGACCGTGCCGATCTCCGGGCACACCAGCGACTTGGCCGATTCCCGGATCTGCACATAGGTGGCAAGGTCGGGCGAGAACCGCACCACCTTGGCCGCCAGGTTGAATAGCACCGCCGCCTGGTCGCGCGACTGCGCCGCCGAGTAGAGCTGCGAGTTCTCCCGCGCCTCCGGCCCGACCAGATGCAGCAACAACAGGAACGCCGACAATGCCGTCTTGGCGTTCTTGCGACCCATCGACAAGATGAAACGCCGGGTCGGCGTGTCGTAGATCGCGCAGATCCACTCGCGCTGCTGGGCCGTCAGCTTGACCGGCTGCCCGACCAGCTTGCCTTCGGGAATACGACAGTTTTCTTCCACCCATGCGCAATTGCGCTCGCCTCTCGTCATTTGGCGAGGCTGGCGTTTTGGCATGTGTCCATCGGAAATGAAAAACCCCGCCGAAGCGGGGCTGGTGTAAATAGTGCGGGCCGGGCTTGATACCGGCTTAGGGAAATGTCTCCGCGTCCCTTACCTCATCTGGCCCCATGCCGCTTCGGAGTTGCGGTTAGGCCAACGAACAGGCGTGTCCTTCCACGCTGCCGCACTAAAAAGCGCGCTGCGGCCGGTGCTGATCTCCGGCTTGGCCCCCGAGTCCGCGAACGGATACTGTCGGGATTAGAGCCTCTTTAGAGGGCCGTTTTCTCGCGCATCAGCCTGCGCATTCGCAGCAATTAAGAATCTATCACGTCGTGGGTTTGCCACGGCTTCCTGCCATTCGCCTTGCGGCTATCGGTGTCCGCCTTGTCCGCCCGGTAGCGCGCCTGTTGTGTCAGGCGCATCGCGCGGGCCAGAGAGTTCATCTCGGCCGACAACGCCGCCTGGAGCTTGCGCAGATCCTTGTAGGTGCCAAGCTGCGACGGGTCCGACAGCATCGCGGAGGCGGTTTGCCTCACAAGATCGGCCAGCATCTCGGCCTGCACCGTCGCGCGGCAGTATTGGGCCAGCAGCGGAATGCTCCCCGCGTCCCACCAGTCGCCGGGCTTGGTCGCCGCCACGCGGCCCCACACCTCGGCTTCCTCCACCGACAGGTCGGCGGGCGGTTGCAGCAGGCGAATGGGCAGCGCCGTCACCGTCGCAAGCTCTGCGGCGGATTTGCGGCCTGCTTGTTTCACGATTTGCCTTAGCTGAACGGAAAAATGTACGGATTTAGCGAAGCGAGGGGGTACGGGTGGTCATAAGGCCGGCAGCCCTAGACTTTCGATGCCCCCTACCACTCCCGACCGATCGGGTTGCCATGCACATCGCAGCCTCTTGCCTGACCTGATTGCTCCTCGGCCTGCTTCACTGCGCTATGGCATGTGGCACACAGGCTCTGGAATGGGCCTGCGTAGAACAGGGCGAGATCCCCTCGGTGCGGGGTGATGTGGTCACACACCGTGGCTGGGGTGATCCTGCCCATCTGCTGGCAGTACCGGCACAGTGGCTCCTTCGCCAACTGCGCCTTCCGCATCTTCAGCCATCGGGCTGTGCGGTAGAGGTGTGCGTGCTGGCCCAAAGATCCTGTCCCACTCGCTCGTGAACTGTTCGTCGCTCACCTGCTTGGGGCGATGCGAGTAGAACTCCCGGCTCATACGTAGCTATTCGTCCCCACATCCAGCCCGCTCACGGACGTGGTGGTGATGAGCAGATCCGCCTGGAAGGTCGTGCTGTAGCCCGTCCGGGTTACGTCCGGACTCCGGTCACGGATGCTATTGCGGGTGTAGTTCGGGCCGAAGCGATTTCCGCTCACATGCAGGCCCTTGCCCGCCAGTAGGCGCAGGCCGGTCGCCGAGTTCCACCCGATCTGGTTATTCAGGAACGAGACGTTGCTGGCCCCATTGACCACCGCGCCGTTGCTCTTGTTGATGCTCGCCAGATCCGTGCCGCCGATCTGGCAGTTCTGCACCACCACGCCGTCGATGATCCCGCCATCACTGCGTTGCAGGATGTTGATCCCATACTTCGCATTGCCGGGTAATCGGCAGTTGTCGATCAGGACGTTCTTGCAGACTTGGCCCGGCTCGGGCTCGATGTCAACGCCACACTGGGGGCTCGTGCCGTTCGTGTTGCTGAACTCCGAATTGAGCAGCTTGACCACAACGCCGTCCACGATGGAGCAGCCCTGGCGGCGGTTGTTCGTGGAAACGCAGCCGTCCACCACCACGTCATCGGACGAGATGCAGATGCCGTCACCGGTGCAGTTGGATACCTTCAGGCCGGTGATCGTCCCGCGCCCACCCCCATGCACCTGGAAGCCGTGGCCCCACTCGTGCGTCTGCTGCTTCGTCGTGAGGCCCGCAGTGACGTAGCTGTGTTCGTAGCGGTCGCCGACGATCTCGCCGCCCACCACTTCCCAATCCCATGCGGCGTTGCTGTCCAGCACGGCGTACCGGATCGCGCTATTGGGAATGACCTTCAAGGTCACGCCGGTCAGCACTAGGCGCACGCCATTGCGCAGCTTGATCGGGGCGTTGACCGCGTCAATCGCGTACTCACCCGGTGCGACCACCACCGTCCCGCCATCGCTGGGCAGGCTGTTGATGGCCTTCTGGATGCTCGCCACATTGGGCGAGAGGTCCACGGTCGTGCTGCCGATCTTCCGGCTGTAGTCGGTCACTTCAAAGCCCCTTGGCGTGCCAGTCAGGCGAGTCGCCGATAACGATTAGAGGCTCATCCCTAGCCGGAGTAGTCCGCCACACCAGCGCATCGCTCCCCGGCGCGACACGCATTGCGCCTTCTGGCAGTTTGTTGCGCGCGAATATCGACGCGAACAACTCATCGAACAGCTCGTCAACCTTCACCAAAGCCGCCCATCACTTGCCCCTCGCCCAATCACTCAGCGCCTTGTGCCGCGCCGCGCAGCGGTTGTATTGCTCGATCGTCACGCCCGCCCACCTGAGCAGGTCATCCAGCGTCATGCCGCGATGCACGTCCTGTAGCCGTTCGCAGAGCTGCGCGGCATCAGGGGGCGGTGTTGGCCGCACCGGCACGAATGCCGTCTTGCAACTCATCAGCAACGGCGTCAGGCACGCGGCAATCAGGGCTTGTCGGATGCGCATGCACGGCCTCCTCGACCTTGTGCCCGGTCGGCGGCAGGTGGGCCAGCACGTCCGCGAGTTTCTTGTCCGTCTTGGCCGCACGTTCGGCGGCCTGCGCGATCAGCGCGTCCTGCGCCTTGTAATGCTCCAGCTCACAGTGGTCGTAGCCCACGCCGACCAGCCAGCGCACGAGCAGCGCCAAGGCGATCAGGACCGCGCCCCGCTTGATCCAGAACCAATAGGGATTCACGCTTCCGCCTCGGCCAACTGCTTGCGGGTGAACGCCAGCGGATACATCGCCATCATGCGGAAGTTCGTGCAGGCGATCGGCGGTAGCCCCTTGGGCGTTTCCCTGTATTCGCAGTAGGGTTGCAGGATCTCGGACACCACGCCGATGACGCGACCCGCCCGATCAAACACCGCCGCGCCCGAGTCCCCCGGCGCGCCCTCTACATCCATCAGCAACTTGCCGTCCTCGGTGCCCGCGACATAGCCCTTGCGGAGCATGTCGTGCATCCCGAGCGGGTTGCCGTAGTACCAGAAGTCCTCGCCCTGCACCGGACTGCGGCCAAACTTGGCCCAGCGGTCGAAAGCGATGTCCAGACGCAGCAGCGTGTGGTCCTTGCCGTCATCTATCCGGGACAGCACCTTGGCGTCCCGGCCGTCCACCGTCTCAATCTCGGCGTTCAGGCAGTGCGTCGCGATCAGGATGGTCGTAGGACCGACCGCCGCCGCGCTGCACACGCCATCCGCAAACTCCACCCGGAACGCGGCAGGCTTCACCGCCACCACCGTGTCTGGCAATGTGCTACAGCCACACCCCGCAAGCATCAGCGCCAGGAGTGCGGCCAGCTTCATTTGTCGTGCCCTCGGAAAAGATGCCAGCCCCTACGTGCGCACGTATGACTGGCTGCGCGGCCAAGCGCGGGCGGCCCACCGGATGTTTCCAGTGAGCTGCGAAGCCCTGCGGCTAACTCAGGGCCAACCCTTAAATCAACTACGCGGCCAGATCGCCGCAACCAACTGCGCCCACTCGACGCCTGTCATCAGGTGCCACACGACCAAGCCTGCGCCGATCACGGCGACAAAGGCGGTCAGCAGGGTGGCGCGCTTGTTAGGGGTCATGCGAACACGCCATACAGCGCGCCGCAGATCGCGACGGTCAGCAGGTTGCGTGCGAATGGCTGGAAAACCGGAGCCTGTAGCGGGCGAAGCTCAGTCATCGGCCGATTCCAGCAATCTGGCGCTCAAACCGCTCGGAGGATTCGCGCATGCGCTCCTCCATGTTGGTCATCCATTCCGTGACCACGTTAGCCACGACCTTTTGGATCAGTGGCCTGCCAACCGTGCGCCACCAGCACCGCATACGGGCCGCCTCGGTTCGCTGCTTGGCCGTAATGTGCTTGGGTCGCCGCATCAGTCCGTCCCGCCCACCTTGTAGTCGTCCGCCTCGCCCACGCCGTCCTTCGCGTAATGCGCCAGCCGGAAGGCCAGCACCGCGAATGCCCATGACAGCCAGAAGGCGAGGCGTTTCATGTTTCCCCCAAGCACATCGCACGTTCGGCCGCGCGGCGTCGCGTCAGGCCCAGCACTTCACGGCCACCGGCACGGTTCCAGCGCATCAACTGATTGCACGCCCCGGTCATGTCGCCCCGGTTCGCCAGCGTTTGCAGCGTTGAGCCGCAGACCACCGCAGGGCCGATGTTGTATGTGGCGCTCGTTAGAGCCGCCGCTTCGTAATCCTTCAGCGGCCACGTAATGCAGCGCCGCACCGTGGCGTAGGCTTGCGCCAAGTCGCCTTCCAGCAGCGCCTTGCACTCGGCCCGCGTGTACGTGCGATCCTCTACGTCGTGTGCGTGGCCGTAGCAGACCGTTGGGACGCCGATTACGTCACGATAGGGCGTGGGCCGGTAGCCCTCCCACATCGCCACGATGCCCGCCGCCAGCGCCAGCACGGCACCTGCGGCTTTCGGGCTTAGGCGCGGCGCTTGGCCTGCCATCCCTTCACCCGGTCCCACACGAACTTGCAGATCAGCAGGAACGTGTAGATCGCCGCGAGCATGTAGCTCAACTGCGACCACGGGAACCCCATGATCCCCGTCGCCGCCACGCCTATTCCCGGCGTAGCGAGCGCCAAGTCCTTGCCTACGTCTTTCACGCGCTTACCCCTGTCGGCGCAAGCGCCCCTTAATTCAGCGTCCGGTCGGCCGGCGCTGCGTGTTCCTCAATGACCCGCTTGCACAGCGGCACCACGTCGCCTGCGTTCTGGCAGCGCACGAAAATGGCCTCGCCGGGGTACGTCACGACAATGGCCGCCACGCCCAACTGCTCGTAGCAGCGCAGCAGGTCCATCGC